AGATATCCCGCAGCATTTTTTAGGCAGCTTCAAAATTTCTACTTAATGAATTCAAAAAAGGGCCGGGATATAATAGCAAAAGAATTCAAAGACCTTAAATTAAAAAAGGGTAAATCATTTATTAACTTGCGACTATATGTAGACGGGGATTTTGCAGATATAAACCATCTTACTTACTGGATGAATCTTTTATTCTTAAGACCTGAGATAAAAGCTTATGGTTATTCTAAAAGCTGGAAAGAGTTTTTAATTTATGACTCACTCAATTTGACATTTCCAGAAAACTATTTATTAAACCTTTCGAGCGGTTCAATTTATGGTAAAGATGAGCATTTAAAGGAACGTATAAAAAAGCTTTCATGCGTACGTGGTGAATTTATAAACGTGGATATTCCGAAAGAATTCGATTCACCAATTGGTAACAGATCAAAAGAATATAATAGAGCAGTACGCAATGCAGCAAAAGAACGTGTATTTGTCTG